AAGTTAGAACCACTAAATCCTGTAATATTTTCAACGAAACTTGATGACGTACCGCTAAATCCGATAGTATTACCAAATTGACTAAAGTAAATTTCACCACCATTAATTGTTAATCCTGATATTTCAGGAAGAGCACTACATTGATTTGTATCATTACCCCACAAATCAATCAAGTTTAATGAAAATCCTGTTAATGAATTAGCATCATATGTTACCAAACCATTATTATAGAATACTGTCTCACCACTAAAGTATGGTGGTGTTGGAGGATTACCTTCAGATTGCATAAATGTGTAACCATATTCAACAACCTGTGTAATACCTGAACAACATACTGATGTTGCACTCCAAGATGATGTTAATCCGGTATAAGTTTTAACGTTGTTAATATAAACATATGGACCATCAGGTATGTTAGTTGTACCTGTCATAGGTTGACACCATGTAACTATGGCGACGAATCCCATTATTGTTCCCCCTGACCTCCAATATCCAGAACCAGGTCCCGCACAACCAGGTTCACATAAATCATAGTCCAAGTAAATAGCGTTGTTATTGTTAGGTCGTGTGTTCCCTGTTGAGATATTAATATCGTTTTGTGTTCCTGTAAACTTGTATTCAAGACACTCACATGGAAGTGTTGGTGTTGGTGTTAAAGTATTTGTTGGTGTTTGGGTATTTGTTGGTGTTGGACTTGGTGTAATACAAGGAACTACACACTCATTATTAAGAGATGTGGAAATTCCATTGTAAAGTTGACGTTTATCTAAACATATTTCAATACCACTAGTGGTACCACTTTGGTAAACACCACAACAATCTGTATAATACCAAGATGCACCGTCAGTAACGCCAGAGTAACAATATATTAGTGTCGGTGTTACCGTTGGTGTGCTAGTTGGTGTTTCAGTATTTGTCGGTGTTACCGTTGGTGTTTCAGTATTTGTTGGTGTTAAAGTATTTGTTGGTGTTAAAGTGTTTGTTGGTGTTGGTGTTGGAGTATTTGTTATTGTTGAAGTAATGGTATTTGTCGGTGTAACGGTTGGTGTTGGTGTTAACGTTTTTGTTGCTGTAACTGAAGGTGTTGGCGTTGGTGTTTGCGTTTTTGTTGTAGTTACCGTAGGTGTTACCGTAGGTGTTTGTGTTGGAGTGGAAGATATTGCTCTAGTAGGTGTATTACTTGGTGTTGGCGTTGGAGTACAAGGTGGTGAAATAACACTACAAAGTCTTTTTGTAACAACACTATTTCCAGTTGCTCCTGATATTTTAAAACCGTCACTAATACAATAAGATGGTGAAAAAGTGGTTCTTGCATTAATTTGAACGTTAATTAAATTTGAACAACAATCTCTGAATGAAACCGCAATTCTATAACTATTGTTATTTCTAATTGTAACATTAGAACATGTAAATGCCGTTGATACTGGTGGCCATCCTACTGGTGGTGATATAAATTGAGATTGGAAAGCCGTTTGTAAACTATCATCAATATACCAAACATCAACAGTTTGATTTGGTTTTAATTCTACGTTAGAAATAAATGCAGCATCGCTACATCTTTTATATTGATAAACACTTATTTGAGATAAATTGTTGGTGATAGTAGATTTGAAACAACCCATAGTTTAATTATTAAAAATTTTAAGATAAAAGACCTGTAAGATAATTTGTTGTCATATCTGTCCAAGTACCAGCTGATGTTGTATTATTATATGTGTAGGATGAAAACCCATCAACTTGAACATACGATTCATATCCATCATCAGTATTGATAAAGAGTCCATCACAGAAAAATACAGGATTTTGAGACGGTACACCTAAAGCAGATGCGGTTCCAGCTGTAATGGCACCTGGTAAATTTTGATGTAAGAATTCTTTTGCACTATCTCTAATTGTTTCAGTAGCGTATTTCATTGCGTTACCGTATGTCATTCCTGATAATACAGCTCTTTCTGGCCATAAGATAGTTTGAAGATAATAGAATTCATAATCTCCGCCACCTGTCCAACCTGAATATTGTGGTTCTGTTGCTCCAGATGTGGTAACAACGGATATTGCTCCTGCAACAGCTCCACATGTACTTGAAGGTGTGGTACCACTTACATTACCTCTACGGAAAATTTGACCAACGGACCCACCAGATGTTATTCCAATGTGTGGTGTACTTGTAATAAACAAGGTGCCTCCTGAAGCGGTGGTACCTGTTGTAATATGACTTGCCCATGCTCCCAATCCAACTTGACCAACAAATGGAAAACCTGCTAAACCTCCTGACATAAATGGTCCAAGAAGTGAGTTTGTTGATGTTGGAAACTGACCAATATTGTTAATTCCTTGAAATACAGGTGCGTCAACGTCATCAGAACAAATTCCTTCAGCAAAAACAATATCTTCAGGAGCAAAACCTAAGTTTTGTATGTATCCCGTAGTATATGAACCCCAAAAACTAGATAGGACAGACCCACTAAAGACTGAATTTACTGTTGTGGTATAGGCTGATTGTGCTGGTGGAGGTTCAGGTACAAATAAAGTATAAGGTGCTCCACCATATTCAACAATGTTTAATGTATATGTTCCATATGGAAAAGTTGAGTAATAATTAAATGGTATTGTTTGTGCACTCAATTGAACAATGGTTCCACCTGTTGTTGCTGAAAAAGTAGTAGGGTTTGATGTTTTACCTATTAAATTGCTACTTGTTATTCTAATTCCTTCTATTGATGACATAATATTTTTTATTAATAAATATTACCATATGTTAAATCATCATTTAAAATGTATAAAGATTTTAAATTCCTGACCAAACTATGTTATATATTAAATCGTCATTTGGAATATCTGAGGCATTTACGTTATTTGCGGGAATATTACCATAAATTAAATCATCATTTGGAATATCTAAAGAATTTATATTATTTGCGGGAATGTTGGTATAAATTAAATCATCATTTGGAATATCTAAAGAATTTATATTATTTGCCGGAATGTTGGTATATAATAAATCATCGTTAGGTATTGAAGAATATGTCAAATTATTTGACGGTGCTGGCGTTTTAGTTGGTGTTGGTGTTAAAGTTGGTGTTGGTGTTAAAGTTGATGTTTGTGTATTTGTTGGAGTTAGTGTTGGAGTTTGAGTGTTTGTTGGTGTATTAGTTTGAGTTACTGTCTGTGTAGGTGTATTTGTGGGTGTCTGAGTCGGTGTTGGAGTTGGTGGCGGGCATAATCCCAAATCAGTTATTACTAATGAATTTACACCACCAGTTCTTATTACGCTGTTTTTTCTTGCACATAATAAAATGTCAGGGTTAGGAGGTAATATATTACCCGTTATTAAACCGCCATTACAATCAATATATGAATAAATTACATTTCCAAGGGATGAATCATTAGATAATTGGTAATATTGACAACCTGTATAATTTTTAGTTGGTGTTGGTGTTGGAGTATTTGATTTAGTTGGCGTTGTAGTTTTTGTTGGTGTTACCGTAACTGTAGATGTGTTGGTTGGTGTGTTACTTGGTGTCACACTGGCGGTTACTGTTGGAGTTATTGTGTTAGTTGGTGTTACTGTTGGAGTTACCGTATTAGTAGGAGTGACCGATGGTGTAATTGTATTAGTAGGTGTAACCGATGGTGTTGGAGTCGGTGTTTCAGTTGCGGTTGGTGTTAAACCGATAGTTACCGTTGGTGTTGGTGTCACTGTACTTGTAGGTGTTACTGACGGACAGGCTCCTTGACTTTCCAAATCAAAACCATTGTAATAATATACAATACCAGAATTTGTGTAATATCCTACAGGTGCAAAAGTTGTGAAATTTGAGTTAAGGTATGCATTTTGGAACGGAGTATAAAATGGTTCATCAAAATATAATCTAACCGTATTGTTAGAATAACACGAATTATATATTGTATTACCACTTGTAAATAATGTGTTATAAATTCCCGAAGTTTTTGTTATTGTTGGTGTTGGTGTTAAGGTTGGTGTTTGAGTTGCCGTTGGTGTAAGTCCTGTTGTTACTGTAGGTGTTGGTGTAAGCGTTGGTGTAAGCGTTGGTGTAGGTGTAGGACACGCTCCACTAACAACCAATGGATAAGTGGTATCTGTACCTGAAAAATAAATAAAATATGTTCCTTGTGGTGAATTATCTGGTGGATAGTATGTGAATGGTATTGTCTCATTACCTAATTGGTATGTCAAATTATCACTGGCATCCAAAAAAGTAACTTGACAAGTTTGTCCTGAAAATTTTACACTTGAAATGAAAATACCGCAAGCCATCTTAATTAAATATATTCATAGTAAAAGTCCCCATCTATATTAACATTACAATCTTTACAATATGGGTTCAAAAGTTTATACCGATTTTTCAAAATTCTAGCATTGTGTTGTATTTCGGGAACTGATAATGGCTTTGCATATAGATTAAATGTTGAAATCCCACCATCAAATGTTCCCCCAAAATTTTGTTCAATTAAAATATTCGTGGTTAAAGCACTTAAACTAGTTCCACTTAATATATTTGGTGGAAAACATTCAGGGTCTTGAATATATTGGTTAATAAAACTTGTTGGCATTGCACTGAACACTAAATTCTCATGTAAACCTTGTGTTCCACCACCCCAAGATATATTAAATGGTACACCAACTTGGGTTTCTTTTGGTCCGTATAAACCACGTGGTATGATTTCTTCAACATTATCAAATGTTACAAAATGTTTTCCATTTACATAGATTTTAAATTTACCTTTACGATAATCTTTTTCTAATAACCAATTATTATTTAATTCAACCAATTCAATAACTGGTGGTACTAACTGATAATGTGTTATTGGTGGTGATATTAATGAAACGGAATTTTGGTTTGTTGATGCGGTGTATGGAATAGAGGTAATTATACCTAATCCACCACGATAAACTAAATCACATTTATCAAACCATGTGTATCGTTCAAAAACGGCATCAATTAAAACCCAATGTTCTTGTTCATCATATGTGGTTCCACTACAAATATCATATATTCCTTTTTCTGAACAATAATTGTTAATTGAATATCCTGTTACGGATTCTTTAGTTAATGTTTCACAAGCTCCTGTAAAAACACAATCTCCTGTGAAGGTCAAAGTTCTTACACAAATTTTTGGATTGTGTGGGTCACCACTAAATCTTATGGCTAAAGCATTTGACATTGAGTCGTACCATGTATTTAAATCATCAACCCAATCTTGAGGTCCCGTACAACATGGTGTGTTGGTATAATGGTAATTTGTGGTTCCTGTTGGTGGGTAAACACTATAACAATTTGAAACATTATATTCTAAAAAGTTTGGTTTATCAATTAACCAAAATTCAAACTCCGTTGGGTTAACTCTTTCCGTTACTGTAAAACCAATATAACCTGTTGTTGCAGTATATCCTGTTACGGTTCCCAAAACATAATTTTCAAAATCGTGATAAACTAAAATTTCATCACCTGTTTCCCACAATAAATTTGGTGTAATTGATAATAACCCACCAACATGTGACATATTAAAATATGTTGTTGATGATGACGTATAACCAGGATTTAAATCATTACACATACATGTTGTTTCACCTGTTAATGTTTCGGTTACACGAGTGTAAGCGGTATAACCTGAATTTGGTCCATTTGCGTGGTGCCAATATTTGTTCTCACCTCTTGTTCCCATGTAAAAAAATATTCCAGCATTGTTAGGATAATATTCATTTAATGTTGTTTGACCTGATTGTGGAACATATTCATTAATAAATCTTGGTTTTAATGTCAGTTCAACGGTCCAACCTTTAGGATACCTTTCAGGTAAAATTTGATAATCGTAACCAAATAATTCATAAAACCCTTGATAAAAACCACCATATAATTCATTATAAATTCCAACTTCATCTGCGTTATATGAAACAATTTCATACATTGTACCTGCAGTTACACCAGAAAATCTATGATTTGGATTCCAAGTATAACCCGTAACCTGATGAAACTTTAATCTTCTATCAAATTTTAATCTATCAAATTTTTCATTATTAGGTAATAATCCATTAGTGTATGTTATGGTTTGACCTGTCATTTGAGTAACCAATCCATTGTCAGTTCCTGTCAAACCAATATCACAAATTGTTTTTGATGAAAAACAACTTAAATCTAATTGTAAATCATTATAATAATTTTCAGAAATAATTATGTTTTCAGGAACATAATCACCATACTCCAATATATAACCTTCACTTGAACCTGAACTATTAAGGTCCATTTTAACTGGTAAAACATTTCCATCATTAGAACCAATAATCAATGGTGAGAATACAACTTCTTCACTATATTCACGTTCATCATTAGATAATGAAAGGTCTTCAACCTGTTGAACAGGTTGTAAATACCATTTATTATATACATATTGGTTAATGTTCTGATAAGCCATATTAGATAAATACCTTTGACGCAGTATTTATAGTAAAAAACTAAAATGATTGAGTTTGGAAAAGAGTATTATTCAGAAAATACATATTTCTTTTTGAAAAAAAGAGAAACTAGAATTGATGTGTATTTTTCAAATGGGAATTCGTTAAATGAAGCCAGAAATTCTGACGATGTAGTTTCACTACCATTGAGTGAAGAAAAAAATATTAAATTGGTTGTTGAAAAAATTATAAAATCAAAGAAAAAATTTTCAAAAAAAGATTTAAAAAAAATAATTACAAAAATTTCACCTGAAAAAGAAGAAATTGATGAATTAATTGATTTTGACGGAACATTGAGTAATTCAAAAATACCAATTCACGACCCTACATTATCACCAACTAAAACTATGGACCAAACCGTCTTCTCAACAAGACAAGCAGGAAACCCGCTTACACGTGGATATAGGGTCTATTACGGTGAAAGTCTTCAAAGAGAAGAAGATATGTCAAAAGCGTTTGGTTATGAAGAAACCAAAGATTTACCACCTGATGAAACTATTGAGGTTTTGGCTGATATGGGTGTTGAAGACCCTGAAGGTAGAGCTTTAGAATTTGGTAAAGACCCAAAATTTGATAAAAAGAAAAAAAAGGGTGCTGATATGAGAATTCTTACTTTGGAGAGAGAAAAAATGATTAAAGTTCTTGAAGATATTCTTACTAAAAAAAGTAAAGATTCTGATGTTCATTCAAAAGAATTAAAAACTTCCAAAATATTTATAAAGAATTTAAAATCTCTTAAAAAAATGGCTGAAAAAGAGGGTTTATCTACTTCAGACATAATTAAATTGATGAAAGATGAATAAAGATTTATACGGCAAAGCTTGGCAATTTCCAAAACATATGCAAGACCATATGAAAATTTGTTTTGCAAAAGTAAAAAATGCCGATTCAAATGTTGAGGGTTTTAATAGAAATAAAAGATTACAATCAACAATTAATATTGGTTATCCCGAATTAAAACGTATTAAAAATTTTTTTGATACTTATACTGGAAAACCACAAGATGCTCCGTTTATTTTAAATGGTGAAAATAAAATGAAAGATTTTGTTAATTCAATTCTTTCGGGAGCAAGACAATCACTATCAACATCTCAAACCATTAGAAATAATACTGGGATGCAAATGGATAGAGATGACCTACCAAACCCAAATGTAAATTTAAACTTATCTCAAGACACGGCAAACAAATCAAAATTAGAAAAGTATAATTTACAAGTAACTGAAAGCCTTAAAAGGATAAATGAAATAATGATTAAACTCTAAAAACTATGATTCAAATTCCAATAGATTTATCTCAAACAGAAAAAAACACATTAACAGTTGTTGCTGATTCTAGAAGACAAATAAACATCGTTAAAAATGACTACAATGAGGTTGGTAATCAATATGGTCTTACAAATCCAGACGCTTTGGCGGATGGAGATAATGCTGGTAGAGGAACCGGTGTGTTCTTGGATATCTTTAACGACAGAGCTGGTACTTCAACCGATATTTTTGAAAGAAAAAATAACATAAAAATTAATAAATTTAACGCAGATAAAATTTATCCTGATTTTTAATGAAATTAATTTCCGCAATAAAAAGTTTAATAATTGAAAGTGCTTCAATTGACGATATTAAAAAATCAATTGAACAAAAACAAGTAGTTTCAATTTATTATGATGGTGATGAACCAGGTGGTAAAGGTTTAAGAGAAATTGAACCTGTTGCTTTTGGTCGCTCTAAAGCGGGAAATTTTGTATTACGTGCTTGGGATAGAACGGGAGCTTCCCATACGGCATATAAAGGAGAACAACCTCTTCCATCTTGGAGATTATTTAGGGTTGACAAATTAGTTAACTACAAACCTACAAGAGAAGTATTTACAGAACCTAAACCAGGGTATAACTTTAACGGTGATAGAAGTATGTCAGAAGTAATTCTAATCGCTAAATTTCCAACACAAACAATTTAATTATGAATAACGATTTAATGCAAAAATTAGTAGTTGCAAAAAAAATTATGGATAAACATAATAATGTACCAAGAGGTAATGCAAATATTTCTACACCAATGTTAGAAAATTATAATGCACCTCCATCTACTTACAATATACCACAAGAATTTTTAGGTGAATCTCAATCACCTGTAGTTAATCAAACACAAAATCAACAAATTCCTACAAGGGATAAGATTTTAAATTCAAAATTACCTAACGAAATAAAACAACTAATGATGGAACACCCAATAGAACAACCCGCAGGTTTTGGTGGACCAACATTATCTAATGAAGTTGTTGAAGCCGCCGCAAGATTAATGAAAACAGATGCTAGAGGTAATGTACAAGAATCAAACAATCAAAGACAACCGCAAGTACAATATCAACCACAAAATAATTCTGGTATTGACTATAGTTTGTTAAAATCAATTATCAGAGACACAATAACAGAAGTTTTAACAGAAAAAGGATTGGTCGCTGAAAGTTCATCTAAAACAAAAGAAGCTATTAGTTTCAGAGTTGGTCAACACGTTTTTGAAGGTTTTGTAACAAAAATTAAAAAGATGAGATAATACTTTTTTTTATGTAATAAATTTACTATATTTTAGTAAAAGTTTATTATGTCAAAAATTAAAGTATTAGTACTCCCATCAGATAGAACAGGAGTTGGTAAATTCCGTTCTATTGACCCACATACATTTTTACAAAAATTATATCCAGATGATTTTCACGTGGATATTAATTATGAACCACCATTAAATGATGACAATTTTTGGAAAGAATATCCAATAGTTCATTTTCACCGTACAATTGGTGGTAATTATGACCAATCTCAAAAACTTATTGAACATTTAAATTCATTGGGTATCATCACCATTATGGATTTAGATGATTATTGGTTACCTACTAAAGAACACCCAATTCATGATTTAGTAAAAGTTAACAAAATTCATGAAAAAATTATTGAAAATCTAAAAGTTTCAAAATACGTTACAACTACAACATCTATATTTGCAGATGAAATTAAAAAATACAATAAAAATGTTATTATTTTACCAAACGCATTAAATCCAAAAGAACCACAATTTTGTTCTCAAAGTGAACCTTCAGATAAATTACGTTTTGGTTGGTTAGGTGGGTCTTCTCACTTACATGATTTATTGATTTTAGAAGATTTATTTCAAAGAATGGAACCATATAAAGATAAAACACAAGTTTATCTTTGTGGATTTGATATTCGTGGTAGTGTTACAGAAATAAATGCTCAAACAAAAGAGCAAACAAAACGTGACATTAAACCTCACGAAACTGTTTGGTATCAGTTTGAAAATATTTTTACAGATAAATTTAAATTAATATCACCTGAATACAGAACGTTTTTAGAAAAATTTAAGGAAGAAGACGATTCTAAATTTTCTCACGAATTTTATCGTAGAATTTGGACAAGACCTGTAAATGTTTACGCTAAAAATTACAATAAATTTGATGTGTCATTAGCACCATTAAAAAATCACATTTTTAATAGAGTTAAATCACAACTTAAAGTTATTGAAGCTGGCTTCCACAAAAAATGTTTAATTGCTAGTAATTTAGGTCCTTACACAATTGACTTGAAACATTCATTAAATCAAGGTAACTTTGTAGACGGTAATTCATTGTTAGTTGATGAAACAAGAAATCATAGTGATTGGTTTAAATTTTCAAAAAAACTAATTGAAAATCCAAATTGGGCTATGGAAATGGGTGAAAGATTGCACGAACACGTAATGAAACACTATGATTTAAATGTTGTCACAAAAGAAAGAGCTGAATTTTATAAATCAATAATATGATACAACCATCCGTAACTAAAATTTTATTTTTTGACATTGAAACTGTCGGAATAACTAAAGACTTTCCTCAACTTGAAGAAAAATATCCCGCATTAACCAAACAATTTCACAATTATTTTGATTGGTTTTTAAAAAGATTTCCTGAAGACCAAGGATTAACACCTGCCGAAGTTTATGTAAATAGAGCAGCATTGGTTCCTGAGTTTTCAAAAATTGTATGTGCAAGTTTTGCGTTTGTTGGTCCTGATGGAAAAACACACTCACAAACTTTCTCGGGTGATAACGAAAAAGAAGTTTTATTAGGTATTAACGCTCTTTTAACTAAAGTTTATAAATTAGATTTTTGGTTATGTGGACATAATATTAAAAACTTTGATATACCAGTATTGAGTAAACGTATGGTAATTAATGGGATTAAACCATCACCATTATTACCATCATATGATACAAAACCTTGGGAAATTAAAGCAATTGATACTATGGATGTGTGGAAAATGGGAAATAATTTTGCATTATCATCATTAGAACTTATGTGTGCCGCCATGGGTGTTAAATCACCAAAAGAAGGTGAAGTTACTGGCAATCGTGTACATGAATCCTATTATGATTTTAATCAACTTGATTTGATAATTGAGTATTGTGAAAGAGATGTGATGGTATTAATTGATATTATAAAAAAATTAAAAGAATTACAATAATATGAATGAAGATGAAGAAATGGATTTGTTAAGAGACGAACTTAAACAAATCATTAGACAATTTGAAAATGAAATGTCTGGTGTTCAAGACGAAGACGACCTTGAAGAAATTAATGGTGTTAATCTTAAAGAATTAGAAAAAGTTTTTGAACAAAAACAACCTAAATTAGAATTAAAATTTATTAAATGTCATGTTGATGCGGTTATTCCACAATATGCATACCCTTCTGATTCAGGTTTTGATTTACACTCAACTGAAAGTATTGGTATATCACCATTATCACGAATGATTGTTGGTACAGGTTTAAAATTTAATATTAAAGATGGTTATGAAATGCAAATTAGACCAAAAAGTGGTTTAGCGGCTAAACAAGGACTAACAGTATTAAACACACCTGGCACAATTGATTCAGGATATGACGGAGAAGTTAAAGTTATATTATACAATTCAACACAAAATACTCTTTACATAGAAAAAGGTCAAAAAATTGCACAAGCTTGTATTTGTCCTGTTGTAAACGGTAGATGGATTGAATTAAATGAAGTTACTGAAATAAGTGGTAAAGACAGAGGTGATAATGGATTTGGCTCAACAGGAATATGATTACAATTGGATTTAGTACAAGAAAAATAGATGAAAATTATATTACACAATTAGAAAAAAGTTGTGGTAGTAAAAATGTTCAAATAATACCTATTGAAAATAATGGAGAATATTCATTATCTGAGGTTTATAATAAAATATTAGAGCAATCTGAACACGATATTGTTGTTCTTTGCCATGATGATTTAAAATTTGAAACAAGTGGATGGCTTTATAAAATAAAAAATCACTTTGATAAGAATCCTGAGTATGGTATTGTTGGTTTGGCTGGTTCCAAATACATGCCAAAGTCAGGTATGTGGTGGGAAATACAAACAACAATGTATGGTATTGTAAATCATGAACATGAAGGAAAAAAATGGGAATCAAAATACTCAAAAGAAATTGGTAGTAAAATTGAACCCACAGTAATGGTTGATGGTTTATTTTTTGCTTTACACAAACAAAGAATTAAAAAGAATTTTGATGAAACAGTAAAAGGTTTCCATTTTTATGATGTAACATTTTCAATTCAAAATTATCTTGAAGGTGTTAAAATTGGTATTTGTACCGATATTAGAGTTACTCACTTATCTATTGGTCAAACTAATGAAAAATGGGAAGAAAATAGAGTTGAATTTGCGAAAAAATTTGAGGATAACTTACCTTTGAATATTACAATTCCTGATAAAACACTTAGTACATTTATTTTTGTTCATGACCAAGACTTGGTTGAATTGTTTGAGGAAAATAGTAAATTTAAAGGATTTGATAATTACAAATACGTATTTGTTGGTAATAGACCTTGTGATAAAATTGAAAATTTACCAAACGTAATCATATCTCGTAACTATGATGGTCATTTAGAGGATTATCCAAAACTAACATCATTTACTGGTTGGTATACATTATGGAAACATAAATTAATTGATACTGAATATGTAAATCTATTTGAATATGATGTAAATTATGTTCCTGATTTATTACCTCAAATTTCAAAAATGTTGTATGATAAACAAGACATGATTGGTTATATTCCATTCCCCGCACCTCACCCAATGTTTGTACAACACCCACCATTTATTGATACTTTATTTAAGGCAATACGAAAAACATATCATGTTGACATTCAACGAATATTAATGACGGCAATCAATGAAATTAAAATGACCCATTGGTCGTCAACATCAAATACAACATTTAGAAAAAGTGTGTTTGACCAATATATGAATTGGATGTTACCAATGATTGACGAAATCAAAGTTGACCCAAATGCGGGACACTTACATGAAAGGTCTATTACAATTTTTGCATCTATGAAAAGCAAAAAATTGATTCTTACAAGTGGGTTTTTAAAACATTACCAAATGGATTCTCATAAAACACAAGGACATTATGTAGATGAAAAAAATACCATAAATCAACTTATTGAAAATAAAGTACAGTAATGAATTATGTGAGTTTTAGTTTATGGGGTAACCAACCAATTTATAATGTTGGTGCAATTAGAAACGCTGAACTTATGAAAACAATTTACCCTGATTGGAAAATGATTGTTTATTATGACAACACAGTCCCAACCGAAACAATTGAAAAATTAAAAGAGTTGGGTGTCGTTGTTAAAGATATGACAGGTACCGACATTTATGGTATGTTTTGGAGATTTTTTGCTCACGATGAATCTGATTGTCAGTACGCTGTATTCAGAGATGCTGATGCCAGGGTAACCGAAAGAGAAAAACTTGCGGTTGAAGAATGGATTAACAGTGGAAAATCACTCCATGTAATGAGAGACCATCCAGCACACAGGATTCCTTATGGAAATTCAGGATTAGGTATTTTAGGTGGTATGTGGGGTATTAAATCGGGTATTATTCCACTCATAGATTTAATCAAACGATTCCCAAAATCAAAAGAACTTCAATATGGTAATGACCAAACGTTCTTAAAAACAATATATTCGATATTTCAAGATGACAGATGTACACACGATGAATTCTTTGAAAATAAACCTTTTCCCATTAAAAGAAACCCTGGTGAGTTTATTGGAAGTCGTATTGACCATAATAATATGCCAGTTGGGACCGACCACTTGGCAGTATCATGAAAAAAATATTATATGTAATTCTTCACACTTGTACAAGACCAGAAAGATATGATGGTGTTGTTAATAGTTGGGGTAAAGACGTAGATTATGTATTCTACGCAGATTGTGACAACAAAGAAAAAAATATCATTAAAGCTTCTAATGACTCAACGTATAGTTCAAACGAACCAAAACATGTTAACATTATAAAATATTTGATTGAAAATAATTACCAATATGAATGGTTCTTTTTTTGTGATGATGATACATTTGTTAACACTAAAAATTTAGAAAAAAATCTAGACTTATTTGATAAAAACAAAATACATGGTTACATACTTAAAGCGACTTGGCCATCAGATAAGTCATTAATTTATTGTTCTGGTGGTGGGGGATATTTAATACACAAAACACTTTTATCTACAATATCTAAAACAATTAAAACAACTGATTCAGGTTATTCAGATGTTAGTTTAGGTATTTGTGCAAAATCATTAGGTATTGAATTTAACCATAATGAAAATTTTAAACCTTGTAACCATGAATATTTTAAAGTAGAAAAAACTTTAATAAAAGATATTTTTACATTTCATTATGTAGACCCTGAATTAATGGGTGAACTATATGAAATATTAGATTTAAACTAAATTATGAATATTGGTATAATTGGTTTAGGGAATTTTGGTTACAACTTATCTGTATATTTTTCTAATTTTGGACACACCATATCCGTATCGGATAAAAACGAAACTAAGTTAGAAACAATTGGTTTTTCGTCATATTTGGACAACGTTGAAGTTATACGTAATTCAGATATTATTTTTTGTTGTGTGGATACTCATATCCTCCCATCAAATTTTTTGGACATTAAAAATGTGATGGATGTTGTGGAAGATTTTGGAATTGCATTTGAAAATGAAATTCCATTATATAATAAAATATTTGTTATCTGTTCAACTTTAAATCCTGGTGATACAAAACAAGTATCAGAAATTTTAAACCCAATGAATTTAAATGTTTCTTATGTACCTTTAATTGTTAATTCTAATAATGTTTTATTATCATTAGAATCTTTAGATACACTTGTTGTTGGAAATCTTGATTCTCACGTTTCAGGTAAAATTTCAAATCTATTTCAAAACAAAAATTTGAAAGTTATAACAATGACTAGTAGGTCCGCAGAAATTTATAAATTGGCATACAGTTCATTCATTCATTACAAAATAAATTTTGCAAATTTTTTAGGTGAATTAATGATTAATTTTGGTTCATCAGATGAAACTAAATTATTACTAAAAAGTTTAGGTTATGATAAATCAATATCTGATGGAAATTTTGATTTTGGTTTTGGTGTTGGGGGTCCTTGGATTCCAACTGAAAATAGAGTATTTGGTCAAGTATGTAATGGAAATAGATTAAACTACATCTTACCGTTCGTAAACGATGATTTTAATAAGAGTCATCAAACATATCTAAAAGAACATTTTACATCATTAAACACCGATAAAACCCAACCATTTATCGTTGAGGGTATTGGTTACAAGGACAATTCAGGAAATATTATGGAATCTTCTAAATTATCTTTGGTTTATGATTTATTAAAAGATGGGTATGAAGTGTTTATTGTAGAAACTGAAGAGTTCATTAGAAATGTAAAAGTTGTTAAAGATTTAGTATCAGATTTTGGAGATAAAATAAAATTTTACAAAAAAGGAACGACGCCCAAAGGAGTATACATTAATTTTTAATGTTTCTTTTATTACTAAATTTCATAGATTATAAATAATGGAAAGAAAACCAAGAAAAAAACCCCTCATATCGGGTAAAATTACAACGGCTAGCGGAGAAACAAAAACTCCAGCCAGAACAAAAAAAGATATTATCAACACTGTTATTCCAAGACCAACAAAAGAAAAATTTTTAACAGAAAATCAAAGGACTTACTATGAAAATTTGACAAAAAATCAAATTACAATATGTTCAGGTCCTGCTGGTGTTGGTAAATCATATATTGCCATGAAAGCGGCTGTTGATTTATTGAGGGACACAAACAATTCGTATGAAAAAATAATGATTGTTAGACCAGCTGTTGAATCTGAAGAAAAACTTGGTTCATTACCGGGAACTTTAGAGGAAAAATTAGACCCATATATTAGTCCATCTTATTATTTGTTAAATAAACTTATTGGTAAAGAAAATAGGGAGAAATTAATTGAATTAGAATTGATTGAAGTTCAAGCTTTAGCATTTATTAGGGGTTGGAATATTGATAACACAATTTTAATTTTTGAAGAGGCTCAAAACAGTACACCAAATCAAATGAAATTATTATTAACACGTATTGGTTTTAATAGTAAGTTTTTTATCTCAGGTGATTTAGAACAAACTGATAGATACAAAGATAAAACCCAAACAGGATTATGGGATGCTATTAAGAAATTTAAAGATATGGATGATATTGGTATTTTTGAATTTGATGAAAATGACATTGTAAGAAACCCACTAATTACCAAAATATTAAAAAAATACGCAGAATGAGACTCGCAATTGATATTGATGGTGTATTAAGGGATACATTTTTAAAAATTGAACAATTATATCAAAAATATTTTATTGATGAATTAGAAATTGTTGATGATGAGTTTGTTTATGAAATAAAAACACCATATGACACATCTGACTATCAAAATCATTTTATGTTTAAAAATGAAGAAGAATATATTTCATTTCTTTATGAAGAATTTGCAATGCAGATTTTTGGTCACTCACCTTCATCAGAAATGTCCACATTTCAGATTTTAAATGAAACATACAACAAATATAAAGATAAGGTTGATTTTGTTTTAATTTCTAAACAAGTTGGTAAAACAAAACCGGCAACATTGTTTTTTGTTTCAAAATTTGGATGTGAAATTGATAAAGTTGTTTTTTATAATAATCTTAATAAAGATAAAATTTGGGATGAATTTGATGTTTTATTAACAGCAAATCCTGATTTATTAAAAGAAGATAAAAATAAAACTACAATTAAATTTGAAACAACATATAATTTAACTAATAATAACGAATTAGTTATAACTTCAATAAAAGAATTGGAGGATAAAATAGAAAACTTGCTTAAATAAAATGTTAGAATTACTAGGAGAAAACTACTACCTCAATCTAGAAAGGATTGATAATTTTGTAAATGTACCATCTTCGGGAGACACCGAAGAAACTGATAAAATTGCATTTGTAAAATATGAAATGATAAAAATAATGACTGATGTTATTATGAGTGAGACAGAAGATATTGATGAAAAATTGGGAAACAAAGCGTCATCGCAACTTACAATCCCTTTTAAATTATCATGGAATACAATGTTATTTAATAAATTTATTGAAAAAATATAATTAGACTATGGAAAATGAAATGATAGAAAAAATCAAAGGTTCAATTGCAAATATTGAATCTAAATCAAACAGAATTTATTTCTTTGTTCAAGATACACGTGGAAACGCGAAAGCCTCAATTAAGTATATGTACGACATGGCTTTAACATTGAAGAACGAAGGGTATAATGTTATTATGTTGTACGAGAAAAAAGAATATACACCAGTATCTTCTTGGTTAAATTCCGACTATGATGTTATTGAACATCAAATATTGGAAGGAACTAATTTAGCAATTTCACCTGAAGATACTTTAGTAATTCCTGAAATTTTTGGATTTATTATGGAACAGGTTAAAAACTTACCATGTGGTAAAATTGTTTTAAGTCAGGCCTATGACCATATTTATGAAACAATTTCACCTGGAGCAAGTTGGTTCCAATATGGATTTCATAAATGTATTACAACATCTGACATACAAAAAACTTACATAACAAATAATATGAAAAATGTATCAATTGACGTGATTACACCTGTTATTAGTGATGTTTTTGTTGAACCGGTGTTCCCACCTAAAACAATGATTGCTATGGTGTCAAGAGAACAAAGAGACGGTGTTAATATTATTAAGGAATTCTACAACAAATACCCACAGTATAGATTTTTTACATTTAAAGATTTAAGAGGTTTATCACATGAAGAATTTGCAAACGGTTTAAAAGATTGTTTTATGTCAGTATGGATTGACCCAACTTCTTCATTTGGAACATTCCCACTAGAATCAATGAAAATGGGAATACCTGTTGTCGGTAAAGTACCAAATATGGTACCTGAATGGATGAAAGAAGACAATGGTGTTTGGATTGAAAACCATTTACAATTTACTGATGTTATTGCTGATATGGTTCAAACTTGGTTGGAAGATAATGTGAAACCTGAATTATATACAAACTCAAAAGAAACTGCATCAAGATATTCAGATATGGAAAAATTCAAATCTGAAGTTGTTTTTCTTTTTTCAGATTTTATAAATAAACGTAAAGAAGCTTTTGAAGCTCAAATATTAGAACAATAATCGTTATGGAAGAAAAATTAAATTTATCCGTTATATTACCAATTAAATCCGCTGTAGTTAAAGATTTTGACGAATTTTTTGACAAAGCGATTAAATCATTAAAAATCCAACAAATTGGTTTTAATGAATTAATAATTGTTCATACACAAGAAGAACAATTAGTTTCTAAATTAAAAGCGTATGATTTTGAATCATTAAACGTTAAATTAATTGAACATACTAAAGAACCAAATTATCAATCTCAAATTAATTTAGGTATTGAATCGGCATCTAGTGAATGGGTTTCGTTCTTTGAATTTGATGATGAGTATTCTAACATTTGGTTTAAGAATGTTAAAAAATATTCTGAACTATACTCAGATGTTGAAGCGTTTTTACCAATTGTTGTTGATGTAGACCATAAAGATGTGTTTGCAGGATTTACAAATGAAGCTACGTTTGCTGCAAATTTCACACAAGAAATGGGATATTTGAACAATGAAACTCTTTTAGATTATCAAAATTTCCAAACCGCAGGTATGGTTGTTAAAAAATCAGTTTTAGAAGATTTTGGTGGGTTTAAACCATCAATGAAATTAACTTTTGTATATGAGTTCTTATTAAGAATTACATATAATTCAGTTAGAATCATGACTATTCCTAAAATTGGATACAAACATATGAGTATGAGAGAAGGTTCAATTTTTTGGAGTTACAAAAATGGTGAAAGTACAATTACCAATGAAGAAGTTAAATTTTGGATTTCAACCGCAAAAAAAGAATATTTCTTTTCAAACGATAGAGATATAAAGTATGAAGTTCAAAGCGTTTAATGTTTTCATCAGAAACATTAGATATATCGGCCGCAAAAAAACGTGGTCGTAAAACAACCAACACAAACTATTTTGATGTTGTGGAAGAAAATGCTGTAAGGTTATATCTATCCGCAACTACTTTTGAAGAAAAAAATCAAATATATAACGAGTATCTGCGTGGTCCATTAGATAAAATGATTTCATCTATTATCCGCAGATACAAGTTGTATCGTAAAGATATGAATTTTATTGAAATTCATACGGATACTCATTCTTTTTTAATGACAAAAGTTGATAAGTTTAAACCTGCAAAAGAAAAAAAGGCCTATTCTTATTTTGGTACAATTTGTAAAAATTATTTAATGGGTCAAATCATTAAAGACCAAAAAGACACAAATAGAAAAATTTCGTATGAAGATATTTCAACCAATTTAGAAAATAGACCTGACATGGTTTACTATATTGAGAATGAACAAACCGAAGCTGATGAGGTAATTCAAGAATTTTTAGACGAATTAAAAAGATATTTAGAAAAAGAACCTTTAACCGACAACGAAAGAAAATTAGGTATATCATTGTTAGAATTATTTGAGAATTACAAAACAATTTTTTTAGGTACCGACAACAACAAATTTAATAAAAATATTATTTTACTCTCAATTAGAGAAATGACTAATCTTTCCACGAAAGAAATTAGGACAGCAATGAAACGATTCAAAAAGCTTTATTATGTTGTATTAAACAAGATTATAGAATAAAAACCCTTAAACGGTATTTATAGTTATGAGTAGACCAAGAAAAAAAGAGATTGGCTTAAATAAAGAATCTATATTATCTCTTTTACAAGAAATATATAACGAACTTGTTGAACAAAGGTCAACAGCGATTAGGGTTCAAAATAAAATGTTAGCTTTATTAAAAGACCCTGAAGATATGACAGTAATTGGTCCTGTTTTGGAAAAACAACAAAAAATTATAAATGATGTTGTTGAGAAAAAATTAACTTTAGCAAAATTACAATCAACAATTTGGGAAAAATCTAGTCACAAAGAAGATGATAACATGTCATTGAGTGATATTGATGATGATATGTTACAATCATTAATTGCTAAAGATACTGAACAAATACAATCTGATAAACCATATAGATTAAAATAAGTTAATGGCTGGATTAGACTATAACGAACAGTATGCAAACACTGAAAGTAAAATAAAATCTCTTGACACGTTTAATCAAGCATTAGATTCAGAGAAACAAATTACAAGTCAACAACAATCGTCTTTAGAAATGGACGATGTTCAAACAGCCACGCCTTTAACACAACTTCAAGAACAAAAAAAACGTTTTCAAAGACAAACTAAAACCCAATTAGAAAGACTACTTGATTTAAATCAACTTTTACCCGAAAATAGAGTTTCTGGGTTTACTAATACATCAACGGTTAAATTAGTTAAAAGTACATTTACCGAAGCTTTAACTCAAATCCAATCTGAATTACCTAAGATTATAACAGATGAAATGTTAAAACAACTTGGGTGTTCTCAACAACAAACATATGATATTGCAACATTTAGTAATGGTATTTTTATACCTGTTGAAAGTATAGATTTAGTAGGGTGGTTAAAAATTAAACCCGGTACACCAATTGGTAATGCGTTTTACGAGTCAAAAATAGTTGATTTATTAAATCCAACACCACAACCTAATCCATATTATATGAATTTAGAGTTGTATAATATTATTCAAAATGAAGGACAATCTTATTCAGTAACTCAGGGTCAAGATTATTTAGGATTTTCAAAAGTACCGTTGTTTGATTTTCAATATGTGACAAAAGACAATTATGGGTTTGCCGGTAATTTTATAAAAGTAACTCTTGCCGATAGAGATAAAGATACAACAGGAACAACTAAAAATCTTGTTGGTCAATTTATACAAGATTATTTTAAAACAATTAAAATTGTTGACAAAAAACAAATATTTTTATTGGCGTTAGAACTTTTATTTGGAACACTATCAATTGAAGTAAAATCCGGTTCTAACGAAATTAAAGACAAACTTTTTTTTGAAAAATTGTTAGCCAGAATAATGGGTTTGTGTTTTGATAATCGTAATGAAATTGATGTAAGTGGTACGGCAAAAATAGCACCATTAGATGGTGTTGATGATAGTTTTTTTGAATTAACTGACATTGATTTATTACAAATTGAAAGTAAATTGTCAGACATTCAACTTGGTGTTGTTGAATATCAAGAATGTACAAATATAAAATTACCGATAGATACTCAAACTATCTTAAATGTTCTTTCTGAAATGAATGGTGTTGACGACAATGATACATCAAAACTAACACAAATATTTGATAAAGTTATTGATGCGGTAAAGGGTAACAGTCAATGGCCACAAATAGATTCTATAGGTTTAAAAATTGATTCAGAAATGATTAAAGCAATTCCAAAATCATTATTTTTTGCCGTGGTTTCACCAAAAGTATTATTACCATTTATGACCATGTTTAAAGCGTTAGAAAGTGTTTTAGGTGGTTATGGGGCATCTGCAGTTGATAATATTAACAATCTACAATCATTTACTCAAATTTTCAAATCATTTAATATAAATGTAATGTCAAAAATCGGAGCCCGATTTGTTAAAATACTGAGAGATATTATTGTTAGAGATGTTAGAAAATTATTACAAGCAGTAACAAACGATTTACAAAAATCACAACTTACAAAAAAATATGCAATAATTTCACAACTTTTGGAATCATTAATTTTAATTACACAACTTGTGACAGATTATAGAAAATGTAAAGACGTTATTTCTGACATAGCAGCAATTATTGAATTTGCTTTAAGGGGTAAACAATTTACATTACCACCATTTTTATCTGATTTAGCACAAACAAGAACAGGTTTCAATGACACAAGAGCATTTTTGGAAATAATCCAACAATATCAAAAACTTGGAATACCTACGGGCCCAATGCCTGATGGTAGTCCAAATTTATTTATGTTAGCGACTAAGGGTATGATTAAAGGAACTGAAGCCGAACGTAATAAAAATTCAAAAACTATTGGTCTTTTACCAGCATTAGTTATTACACCAGCCGGAGTTACTTTAAGACAACCTTATACTTCAATACCAGTTTAATATTAAAAGAAATGACAGGAAGCACAATGACATTGGAAAAATTTAATGAAATCATTGCAGATATTAAAAATCAAAGTAATGATAATTTAGAAAAAGTGATGGATTTTTTGAATGATGATTTTCAAGAAACAAAAGAAATGATAATTAATTTAACATATCATTTAGATAATATTGAAGAACTTTATAATAGAATATTAAAAGAACACGAAAGTAGGGTAAATGGATAAGGGGTTTAAAAAAATAATGTTCCCAGCCCAAGTGGTTGAAAACCAAGACCCATATGTTTTGGGGAGAATACGTGCGTATCCTTTAGACCAAAATATTAGAGCTACCTTGGAAGCATATAGTTTTAACTATGAGAAAGATGCTTGGGGTCCAAATGACCCGTTTGTTCAAATGCCTTTATTACCAATGTTTATCTCTCAAGTACCATTACCAGGTGAACGTGTTAATTTAATTTATCAAAATAGTTTTTTTCCATTCCAAGACCAATATTATGTTCAAGCCGCATATTCAAGTCCAATGTCTTTTCCGTATGAACAACTTCAAGCGGCAAATGCAAACACATCTTTAGGTGATAGAGTTAAACCTACATTGGCGTTAAAAAATCTTGATGGTACATATCAAGACGTTAAGTCAAAAGGTATATTTCCTGAACCAGGTGACAATGCTGTTATGGGAAGAGGAACTGCGGATATGATTGTAAAGCCTGACACAATCATGTTACGTGCAGGTAAAACAAAAAGACTTGATGTTAACAAACAACCTGTTGGTAATCCATATAGGGCGTTTGTTCAAGTATCTAATTTTGATACGAAGGTAGTTAATAAAAGTACCCAATCTTATTTAACACTAAAAAATGTAAATCAACAAATTAAAAAATTAATTGAGTGGGAAATACAAAATTTAGAAAATGAACAAGGTATTTTTACAGGAGCCGTAAGATTGTATGGATTGAAAGCCGTACCAAAAACATTAAGTGATACAATTAGTTTTGATTCTGATTTAGAGGACGTTAAATCATTAGAATATTATCAACCGTTTACCGCATTATCATTTGAAAATGCTGTTAAATTTATTAATAATTTTATATTGGGTTGTAATAATGGTCAAATACCAAATGGACCATCAATTACCAGTCAATTTCCGTTTGTATACAGACCAAGTTCATTTGTTAGGTCTACATTAACTCAAACAACGCCAAATTCTAATCCAATTGTTTTTTCAAACGCAACAAAATTTACAAACAATATTACATTAAATCCAGGATTAGGGGTAATAAGTTACACATTTGCAATTGTAAGAGAACGAAACCAAGTGGGTAAACCCATTAAAGTTGAAATTGAAGATATCACACAGAAGGACGTAGAAGATACTTATGGTACTCTTGGTGGTATGGGTGCGGATACGGTATTTTTGTTGTCTTACAAATCAAATAAACCCGTTGATTTGGAAGGAACGTTATATGGCATAACACAAGAAGATTTACTTGAAAAAATTCTTCCCCAAACATCGTCAATGGTCCGTGGTGAAGAACTTATTGATTTGTTAAATTTGATAGTGAGATTCTTAGTTTCACATGTTCATGCAATGCCTGGAGTCGCCCCCGTACCTATTGGAACTGATGGTACTTCAGTCAATGATATACTATTTCAACTACAAAATGCTGCAAATAAAGTTTTAAATCCAAATATTAGAATTAATTGATATTTATATACTAAAGTATCAATGTCTATATTAAGGTCATATTACAACAAGAACAATACACTTGAGTATAACAATTATACCAACACTGGTAGAAACCCTGTAACTCAATTATTTTTTGGTGGTGATTTAGCCACTTTTGCCCCAAGAGGTTTCACAAGATTTTTATTTGATTTAGATTTAGTCTATCTTAGAGAACAAATTGCTTCAGGAGTTATTTCAACAGGATGTACGTCAGGAATGACACATATCCTTAACATGACAAACACAGCCTCGTTTGATATTGAATTATTAAATGGGACAACATCTGATGGTTCAAGAAGAGCAACATCATTTGATTTAATTTTATTTAGAATCCCCGAATATTCAGGTTCTACAGGAAATCCTCAATATTGGGATGAAGGAGTTGGTTTTGATTATGTTTATCAACCCGCAGTTGCAGAATATTCAAACAATCAACCATTTAGCACTCGTCCATCAAACTGGTTTCAAGGTACCACATTAAATAATTGGTCATATCCAGGTTTATACAATAACACAAACACAATTGTAGGTAATTTTTCGGGTCTTAACTACTCAGCACTTACTATCATTGACAGACAACATTTTGAATTTGGTAATGAAGACATCACCTTTGACATGTCAAATGAAATTAATGGTATCTTACATGGTACAATTACAGGTGTTACAGGTTGGGGTGTTGCGTATGTTCCTGAAATTGAAAATATTATTGGTTTAACAGAAACATACTCTGTTGGTTTCTTTACAAGACACACTCAAACATTTTATGAACCATATCTTCAAACAACGTATGATGATATTATCAAAGATGATAGAAACGAATTTCCTGCTGGTAGAACAAATAAATTGTATCTATATGCATATTCAAGTGGTGACTTTATGAATTTAGATACTGACCCTACTGTCACAATATTGGACCCAGATGGTAACATTGTACCAGGAATGACAGCGTTAACAACTTGTTTAAGAACAAAAGGTGTTTATGAAGTTACAATTCCACCTATCACGGGTTATTCAACACCATGTCAATTTACTGACCGATGGTCTAATTTAGTTAAAGGTGGTGTTACATTAAGTAATGTTGAAAATGAATTTGTATTACAAAGTCAATCATCAGTATATCAAATTGGTTATCAATCAAAAGACCCAATATTATACGGATTTGACTTTAGTGGTATTAAACAAAGCGAAAAGATACTCAATACAGACATTAGGAAGGTCATGGTGACCATCAAACAAGCATACACGAGTCAGATAGTATTAAATGACATTGAAGCGTTCTATCGTGTTTATGTGAGGGAAGGGAATACTGAAGTACAAGTTCAGGATTGGACTCCAATAAACAGAACGCCAAATGAGTATTATTTTATGTTTGACACTAGAGATAAAATACCAAATCAATATTATGTTGATATTCGTGTGAATACTAGTGGAGAGAAAGATACTTATCAAAGAGAATTAATGTTCCAAATCGTAAACAAAAAATGAAAAAAATAATTAGACTCCAAGAATCAGATATTACTGAATTAGTAAGAAAGATTTTATCTGAACAAAAAAGTGAAAGATACATGTTCTTTAGTAATTTAGAACAATTACACAGACAAACTGCAATGTTACTTGAATTAGGTCAAGACGCAATTGAAGGTATTTTAGACCACGGTCATGATTGGGCTCAAGACCACGTATCTGTTGCTAAAGAAAATATTGACCAAGTATTTGATTTTATGATGAATGAAATTAATACCAACCATATAACTGATGATTCAATGGGTGATGTTGTACAAATAGGTGAAGGAAAAAAGAAAACAGGAACAAAACTTTGTGTTCGTGGTAAAGCGGCGGCTAAATCAAAGTTTGATGTCTACCCAAGTGCATACGCTAATGGATATGCAGTTCAAGTATGTAAAGGTAGGATGCCTGGTTTAGATGGTAAAAAACATTGTTCAGGTTCTTATTGTTAATCTCAATTTATTTTATTATCTTTGAATTATTAACGTTATGAAAGAATATAAACATGCTTTTAGAAGATGGATTCAAAAAATGTACATTGATTCTGTACGAACAATGGATTATGAACGAGGTACAAGAACTAAGTATGAATTAGATTGTTTGGCAATCTGTAAAAAACTTATTGACAAACCTGATACTCAATTATTAATGACACCATTGTCAAATAAAAAGTATATTCACAATCCAGAAAATTCTATTTTTATTACAATTGAAGGTAATACGGTAAATGTAATTAATCACAAATATTCATACACAGTAGTAATTCAAGACAAATCTAAAGAAGAGATAGTTAATCACTTTAATGATGTCTTAGAAAATCAAAGATTAAAGATGGAGGAAGAAATTACTTCCAATATAAAACATTCATTAAAGAATATTTTATATACCTTAACTTGATGGGCAAGTTTTCTTTGCTAAGTTAGTTGCATCCGCTCCTTCAATAAGTCCTATTCTGTGTAATACACAATAATATCTTGGATTTTCATTCAAATGTTGTTGAGCAATTTTTTTTGCTTGTTTAAAATTTCCAACTTCTTTTGACTCGAACAAAGTACCAAGTTCTATCATGTTACTTTTTCTAACTTGTTCTTGGAGGATGGACTTAATAGTTTGTCTCATACCTTCATTTTTAGATTTTTTTGGTTTATACGATGTCATAACAGGTTTTTGACCTTTACCTGTTTGAGTATCTTTTTTTTCAGCCTTTCTTTTTTGAGAACAAGCCGATTTTTTTTCTGAATCAGACATTTTACTCGCAACTCCCGCGGCTCTACATTTAGGGTAAGCCCCTTTAGAAGTGTCAGGTCTACCACACGGTGGGTGTTTTCCGTTTTCATCTTTACGACAAATATTCACCCATGGACCTTTTGGTTGTTTACTACCTTTTGGTTTTTTTTTGGTTCCAAACCAAACAGCCAAATCTTCTTTTAGAATAGGTTTAAAATTAACAGTTCCACCTGATGACGTTGATTCTTGCATTTCTTTTTTTTAATTTTTTACTTATTATGTAATTAATAATATTAACCACCCATAAATATAAAACTAAATGGAAAACAACACACAAAGTACTGAAAAAACTGAAATAATTGGAAATCTTTTTGAAACTATTAATTATTCTTCAAAAGAACAGTTAAATTTATTTATTGATAATATGAATCAAGACCAAGCATGGTATTGTTTAAAGCAAGCAATACTATCCTGTCATAATAGAGGTGTCTTTACTTTGGAAGAAAGTGAGGCGGTTTCTAAGTCGTTAAGATTACTCTTGACTTAATAACAACTATTATTCTGTTGGTGGCCAATCTATTGTGTCGGACAATGTTAGATTTGTTGACGCTGTTCTATAGGTAAATTCAGTGTACCAAATATCAATAGTAACCAATGGTGGAATTTCATAGTTATCAATAGTTAAGTTGTTTGAACATTGTTCAAATGATATCACACCATAGCTGGTTGACGAAGTATTTGTTATTGTTGATTTTTTACAAGCCATAATTTTTTTATTTACATATAAATATCTATTAAATAAAAAAAGGGGACTTTTGGTCCCCTTTTCTTTTTATGAATTTTGAGATTATCTCAATTCTTGTAAGTTGAATGTTCTTACACCATCAACTGTAACTCTACCATAGAAACGGTTATTAACCATTTTCTTAGCGTATCTTGTCATGATACCTTTGATAGGTGTGAAGTTGAATGGGTTATACATAGTTGGTGTCAACTGTAAAGGAACATATGGAGCGTAGATGTAACCAGTATCCAACAAGCTTGTACCTTTGTGTCCGATTAAGACTTGGTTAGCTGGGAAGTAAGGGTCACGATACACTTGGTATCTTCCTGACAATGTACCGATTCTTTCAATACCCATGTTGTATTGGTCTTGGTCAGGAGCTGCGTTTGATACGTGGAAGTATTCCAAATCATCAAAGATAGCTGAAACTTCAGAAGATACAACAATCCAGTTAGCTCCACCTCTCAATGTTGATTTGTGGATTTGAGCTGACAATTGGTTGATTGCTGTAATCAAAGTTTGGTTCCAATCTTTTTGAGTGTATGGTGTAGTTCCAGAAGAAGCTAGTCTCTTCCAACCGTTGTAATCCCATCTCAAGTTCCAAGCCGCACCTTTTCTCAAATCTCTCAAGATTTCTCTATCAATTTCTGCTGCAACTTGCTCAGATAATAATGCTGTCAATTCAGCTTCAGCATCAATGTTGTGGAACGCCGCAACGTCTTGAGCTAATTCAGGAGACCATTGTGCTCTCAATTTTCTTTCTGTAACAGAAACTGTTACTGACTCAAGGTCAAAAGAAACTTCACCAATTTGGTCTTCAAATTCCAACTCTTTATACAATCTGTAAACCGCAATAAACGCACCGTTATTAGCTGTGTTAGATGAGAATGTTGAACCTGTGTAACCATCCATAGATGTATCACCACAAGAAATACAAACTGGTACTTGTAAATCAAGCTCTAAGTAAATGAAACCGTTAGCATCACATACGTTGTAGTAAGAACCACCTGAGTTAGCATTTTGAGTTGCTGCAGGACCGTTAGGGAAATTAGTGTTTACATTATTTCCGTATTGTACAATACCTTTACCATATCTTTGAGTTACAACTCTAAATAAATAAGGATTAACAGTATTTGCAGATGTTGTTGTGTTAGTTGGTACACCGAAGATGTTCAAACCTGATAAGAATTCTTCTGTATCCATAGTGTTACCATTTGGACCAATCAATTGACCAGCACCAGCGTTAGAGAATCCACTCATAATGATGATTACTTTTCTGTAATTATCAAGTGAATAACCTGATTGTACTAAGTAACCACCTGAATTCCATACCCAAGTAGTAGTTGAAGCTGTTACAGCAGTCCACTGACCTTTAGAATAATCAAACAATCCTGGAGGGTCCAAAGATGGTTCGTTACCTTCGTAGAATAAATCATACAAATCTTTATTGTAGATGTCGTTGTAACCTGCTCCACCTGAAGGAACACTAGTGTATCCATTGTTTGGGTCACCAGGATAGTTTCCTGGAGAACCTACAGGAGCGTAGTGTTGACCACTGTTACCAAAGTATCCGTTAGTAGAAGTACCACCAGAATAACCTTGAATTTTAGGTACGAAGTAGAACAATTTACCGATAGGTAAGTTCATTGCTTGTACAGACACGATGTCGTTCGCTAATAATTTAGAGAATACTCTTCTCACGATTGGGAAAACAACCGTTTCAAAAGAACCAGAGTCAGAAGTTGAAGAAGCTTCGTTGATTAAGTGTGAAGCTTGGTTTTCATACAACTGAGCAACGTTTTCTTTCATGTGACCTTTTAGACCTTCTAAAAAGCCAAGTTTATCCCATTTGTTAATTGTGTCTTCTTTGATAACTTTTAAGTGTTTTAAACCAATGTTACCAACAAGACCGCTTTCTAATAATGCACCCATTTTAATTTTATTTTTGTTTTTAGTTTTATGTTTATTTTTATTTTACGATTTTAGACATGATATCTTTCATTCTTAAGAATTGAGGATTTTCATATGTCTTAGATTCAATTAGTGTTTGTGATGAACCTGATACTGGTGATTTTTCAATCTTAGACATAGATTCAGTAACAACACTTTGATTATTACTTGTTAATTCATTTTTGATAGAGCCATATAATGACTTTGATTCTTTCAAAGTTTCAACATCATCAAATCTTCTTAGGATATTGATTTTTTCTTGTTTAGTTGTTGTATGTTCTGTAAACAATCTTGTAGCGTAAGCCAAGTTTGAATTAAATACTGCAACTTCGTTTAACTTTTCTCTGAAAATATTTAAAGCTTTTCTATACTCTTCATTTTTTTCTCTCAATTGAGATACTTCTTCAGAAAGAGCTGAATTAGGTCTAACTTTCATTTTTGGTAAACCTTTTCTCATTGGGTAATTTCTTGTACCATTAGATAAAGTTCTGGCCGCTTCTGTAGTTTCTTCTTTTTCAAACGCTTTTCTTTTTAATGTATCACCTTTTTTGGTTGTATAATCTTTATCACCTTTGTGAGTTTTAGATTCTTCACCTTTGTTCATTCCGTACTTACCTTCTTTATATTCAAATTTCTTTGGAGATAAATTCATACCAACACCTTTAGCACTACCTTTTGGTTCAATAGATGCTTCTTTTGTTTCCATTTTTTTACCTTCTTTGTATTCAAATTTAGCTGAACCGGTTTTAACACCTTTACCAACTACTGGTTTTGCCATCATTGAACCTTCTTTGGTTTCCATTTTCTTTGCTTTGTTTGTTAATGAAGATTTTGTTAATTTTCCTCTAACAGGTGAAATTGTCATTTTACCTTCTGACACTGAACCAGTATCATTGTTATCGTCATCGTCATCGTCATCATCCTCATCCATTTCTATTTCATAAACAACTTCGCCTTCTTCATTTTCATCTCCTTCATACATGTCTTCTTCATACATGTCTTCTTCATCTATGTCTTCAGTTTGGAACATACTTTGCATTAAATCGTTTAACATGTCATCAGACATTTCTTCGTTTTCATCCATTTCCGTGTAATTTTTGTCGTATTTCATATCGTTTTTTAAATCACGGATATGAGCTGCATCATCTTCTTCTGCACCTCTGTAATGGTCGTAGCCGTGTCCTTCTTCCATTTCTCCTTCATTCCATTCCTCATCCATAATTGATTCATTTTCATCACCTTCCATTTGAATAATGTATTCCACATCTTCGTTTTCATCCTCTAAGCTGATTTGGTCATCGTCTTTTGTTACAATGATGCCATCATTATCACCCATACGTTTAAAAACCTTTAAGATTTCTTCATCAGAAGCGTTTGTAAGGTCAATTGGTTGTTCATCTTCCAAGTCCGTGTCTAAACCCATTCCCATTACGCCATCAACATCAGATTCATCGTCATCATCCATATCTAGGTCAATGTCAAATTCATCTTCGTCTCCCATGTCGTCCATAGAATCAATTTCAACGCCCGTCTCTTCTTCACCTTGTTCGTTAATCTCTCTTTTTAGAGATTCTTTTACTAATTCTGAGATTTCTTCCTTCATTGTTGAAGCAAGTATTCCTTTTGCATTTTCAGTCACTACATCTTCCAAATTTTTCATTTGAAGTAGTGCTTCCTCGACTAATGACTTTTTGTCTGCCATATAAATTTTAGAATAATTTACATAATAAATATATCCCAACTTAAAAAAAGTTGGTGTTGGGTTGGCATAAACCCAAAATAAATAAAAAAACCCCTCGGTTAAGAGGGGTTTTTGTTAATCTTCAATAACTTCGTCAATCTTACTTTCGGATACTGCCGTGATTCTCCAGTCATGTTGGAACCCCGTGTATCGTGAAGTAACCTTGGCTTCTACATCGGTTACTGAGTAACCTTTTACCAATTTCTCTTCTCTAATTTTTTTCAATTTACCTGTATTTTCATCAGGTAGTTCGTACTGTACTTTTGCTACAAAATATTTCTCATCCATGTTTTTAATATTATTTGTCCAAATAATGGTTTAATTTTTTCAATAAGTCAATAGAGCGATTCATTCCTTTTTCACTTACACCAATATTTGGAGTTCTTAAATTCTTTTCTTCATCTAAGTTTTCTTCAAAATTATTTCTATCCTCAACGTTTGTAAACAAATATGCTCCTGGTGTAGATGGTGATGAGACTAAATCAAAACAAATTAATTCAAAATCATCTTGTACTTCATTTTGTTCACCCGTCTTTTTTAAAGAACCAACACCACGTGAAGATATACCTAATGTAACCCCTTGTCTTAGTAAGTTTGCCGCTTGGTCACCCTTGGTAGAGACAATACCTCTTTCATGGAACCCAGGTGACGTTAGAAGCTTTAATTTACCCATAAGTATGTGTCCGTCCCACCATACCTCATTAATGATGTGAGATACACGGTCAAGGTCAATTAACGATGATTCAGGGTGGTTTAATTCAGACAATGATGTTCCTTTAGAAATCATGGTCTTATAGTTCTCAGCTTCTCTTTTGAGAATCTTTTCAGGATACACTCTTCCATTACGGTTTGGTGTATTGTATTTTTGTAGTACGGCATAGAATTCAAATGGTTTAGAATAATCCAACATGCTTTTGTTGGCTTGTTCCAATAAATTCTTGTTGTGAGAATCGTTTGGAGATATATATCCCGCATCCATTTCTATTAATATTCCTTTACCCGTATCTTGTGGTCCTAATATTTTCATAAAAACATTTTAGTAATAAATACCATCAAATAGTATCTTTTACTTTTTTTGATATAGTAAAATCAAAATACTCGTTATTCTTGAAATTATCTACGTAGATTGCTTTGGCAATTTTTTTAAGTTTTTCTTTAAGTTGGGGGTCTTTGAAATCCGTATTTTCATTTAAAAACAAAGTTATTTCTAAATTCATAAAACTTTTTTTTCCGTAAAATATTCCACTTGTTCTTAAATCTAAATCTACAATATTTGTTTCTTTGAATGTGTCTTTATCGGCAATTTCGTAAACGGTGTGCTTTATATTTCTTCCAAAATTTCCAACAATCCTTTCCCATTTTTCATAATTTTCTTTTGGTGATACCCAACTTTGTAAGTTTAGATATACTGATTTGAAATTTTTTGAATCAACTGTACCATAACTCACTTTTGAATCACTAAATCCTATGATTCGTGCCGTTTTTCCTTTTTTCATTAATTTTCATTTTAAATACATTTATTTTATTGATTAAATTTAACTGATTTTAATTACCATGTCAAACTTTTTGGTATAATTGAATTATTTAATAAGATATGTTAAAAGTTAAAATAGATAATAACCAAAATTTGGAGAAAGCATTGAAAGTTCTCAAAGGAAAGGTAATCAAAACTAAGCAAACTGAAAAGTTGCGTGAGAAATTAAAATACGAGAAAAAAAGTGTTTTGAAAAGAAATCAGAAATTGAAAGCCAAATACGTCCAATCTCAAAAAAATAAAGATAATTTATAAGTTGTTGTGGAGATTGTATAATCTCACATAATTGATTTTTGAAAAAGTATCTGACTGAACCTGTTCAATGGTTTCTTGTAATTTCATACTAGTAACGTCATCTAAAGATTCTGTGATGTTACTCAATTTACCAATAGTTTTTGACTTTAATTCATCAAATTCTTTTGAGAGTTCCACATCTTCTGTCATTAATACTTTTGACAAATCTCTCTTGGAATCTTCATCTAAATTTTCAATGTATCCCTTGATTGATTTGTTGGCTATGTTTAATAAAGTTTCAATTGGTAAATTAATGTGAGATTTAATCTCAGATGATTCACTCAATAATTTTATTAAAGTTTTTTTACTGATAACAGTCTCCATAATTTTGTCTGGAGTACCATAAACAATATTGTCAATATCTTTGTAGTTATTTTCACACACCACATCTTTAACCCAATATTCAATACGTTGTGTTTTTAATTTTGGTAAAAAATTTTCAATGTGTTTTAAAGATTCATTAATAAATGATTCGGCGATTTCTTTATCATAACCTTTTTTCTTAGACAACTCAGTATAAATGTAAAACATTGTACTGGCGTTTTTATTTTCCAATACCAAATGCCTAAAGTTTTTCAACTCAATTTTAGCCGTTTCATTAACATAAGAGTTAATTAATAACTCTTCTATTTTACTCATTAATTGTCCAAATTTCATAATAGGTTTTATTAATAAATATATCAATCTATTAGTTTTCTAAGAGAATCTTCAATTTCTCCTAAAGAACGACTACCCCTTTCCAAATCAATGTCATCAACACCATAAATATTTTCACGTTCTAAGATAATATTCATGTCTTTTTTAACTGACTCGGGTGTAACTCCACCTGCTCCTGGTGTTTCTCCACCTGCCGATGGTATACTTTCAGCTGGAGGTGTTCCAAAGCTTTCTGATGGTGGTGCTTCATTACCAAATCCTTCAAATCCCCCACCTTCTGTTGGTGGATTTTCAGTTGCTCCTGAAGTACTCTTATTTCCATATAATCTATCAAGACTATCAAAGATACCTGTCTTAGTAATAACGTTACCTGT